TATGCTAAGTCAATGTATCCCTGATATCCAATGCTTAATTGAGCCTCATTACCGTAAGGCACAAGGTAAGCAGATCCCAATACTCCAATATCCAGACCTAAGGTGCTGGCTTGTACACACGCTTTTGCGATGCTGGAGGTACTGCATTTGTGTAGACTGGGGTTCATTTTGATCTGCATGACAATGTTTCGAAGGAATCGTTCCTTCTGAATTGTGCTGGGCAACAATGCACACAGTTCATCTTTCTTGGATTCTAACCAAGTCTCAATCGCTAGATCGCTCATGGGGTTCCTTTCTTCTCCATTTGATCTGTCTGTATTTAGTTGGGGCTACTTCGTACCCCTTCCTGTCGTACTCATAATAAGTCAACGTACCTAACGAACACTGCCCTTCTTCAGCGTCTACCATGGTGTTTAATACTTTTTCTCTCAGTAACTTTTCTTCTTTTTGTGCTTCTGAGACTTTATCTTTAGCCTCAAGCCATAGTTTTACATCATTTTCTTCTATATTTGTACTTTTATTTGGAGTTCTTATTACTTTTTTCAGAGTTTCTACACTTGGAAGCGTATCTTCTGGAGGTTTTTCTTCCATAACGTGGTTGTTCCAGAAGTTACCTACGGCATTAATCATTTGCTCACGCTCTTCTTCGTACTGAGCTGGATCTACCTCATACATTTTGAAGTGGAATCCACGGTCAGCAATCAGGACAGCCACATGAACCATGTTCAGATCGGCTACTTCTGCTTGCCACAAGCATTGCAATAGAACGTGTTCGGGAATCTCGTCAGTGTATTCTTCGCCCCACCCGTAACGGTAACTAGTAGTCTTTGCTTCGAGACCACAGCGACCAATCTCCGGCGCGATGAACATGAAGTCCATATTTGCATGAGCAGGAACAGATCCACCTTTAGTACAGTTTAGGGTTTTGGTACGTCGTACATTTGCAGAAGACCATTTCATATCCTCAATTTTTAGACGTTCCATGCCCCATTCAATGACAGCAGATTCCAGTTGGTGCCCAGCTTCGATAGCAGATGACGTTGATTGTTGAACACCTACTGTTTTAGCAAGGTAGATATCTGAAGAAGACTTAAAGGGACTTAGACCCAAAATTGCAGGGACATCAGATCCACCTACAGAGTTTTGTCTTTTGCTGTATTGCTCTTCAGTTAGTGCCATTATTCCTCCAGTCTGTGAATGTTCTGCTCAATGTAAAGCACAGGATCGCTGGTATCTTCAGCATTCCACTCTTTCATTTCAGTTAGCAGATCATCCATACTTACATTAAACGCTTCACAAAGTTTACTAAGAGTCGTTGTATTAGGCATACATTTGCAATCAATCCAGTTTTTGATTGTTGCTTTGCTGATATCTACCTCTTCAAGAAATTTAGCCGCACTTATTTTCTGCTTGTTTAAGTTCCTAAAGAACGGATGCAGCTGTCTATGTACTAGCCTTGCAATCATTTGCTTGGGAGTTTCACCCGGCTTGGCTACGATTCTTAAAGTTCTGGCGTGTTCTGAGCTAATGGTTTCCATACCATACTCCAATATTGAAACGTACAACTCAGCAGGGGGTACCCCAAGTGCCACTGCTAACTTGTACACGGTTTTAGGTTTGGGTTTGACTCTCATGATTTCTATGAAATGGATTGTCCACCGATACACACCAGACTTCTTAGCGAGACATGATAGTGATAGTGATCGTTCCATTCGTAACTGGCGAAGTGGGTGGAAAGCAGTTCTAACTGTCTTGGTAATGGTGTCTAAGTCAGCAGGATCATAAGTGTAATGTTCATGCACAGCGGATATTGCCCTCTCATTCAGCAGATAATTTTAACTTATGATTGGTGTTATTTCAATACTATTTTGTAAGAATAATAAATGAGCCAGAGGGTACACTAACTGTTGTAACTAGAAGGCTATGAGTTCTTCTAGTCTAGTGTCCCTCTGACTCGAATCGAATTATTAATCCATGGGATCTACTTCATCCCATACATTATTGAGTAGATCTATCATTTCATGTTTCAGTTTCATGTGGCCTTCCATGATTTCTTTATGCGTGTTTACTGTTCTCTCAACCTGTTTCTTTAATTGCCAAGAAGCGTTGTTAAGAACTTGCGTTTGCTTCTCAAGTATTTCAAAGATCTGTGCGATCTTGTCGCCTGTTGAATCCTTTTCTTTTTGCATGTTACTCCTCGCTGTATGTTCCGTCATACGGGTTTGGTTCGTAGTCTTCAGGTCCAGATCTTAATTCGTTGTCAATGTTTAGCATGTTGTAGTCATTCCAACCTTCTTCTTTTGAGTTGGTTTCTTCTTCTACTTCATGCAAGAATGCTGTTATTGTTTTGGGATAATCTTCCATGTACTGACCAAACCCTACTGATTCAATACCTCTAGTAAGATTTTCTACTTCACTCATCATTCTTCCGTATAACTTTATCATGTATTTAACATCTGTTTTCTTTTGAAGACTATGCAACTCTTGATCTAAAGCCGCTAAGCAATAAATCAATCTTTGCTCACTCATTTCACTAGCAATACTTGCTAATGCTTTACAAAAGTTCATGATTTTTTCTCGTTCTTCTTCTCTCATTGTTTCGCCTTTCTATGCGAAGTTTATGAATGAACTGGTGGGCATATCTTCAACCCAACTAACAATTTCTTCTCTTGCTGTAATATCTCCGACGCTATTCATTTGGTTGTGGATCATGTCTTTGGTGTTTTCTAAAGTAGACACTGAATCTTCGTATGATCCTCTCTCCCATTCAGTCTCTGCAATATCAATCTCTCTCCTGATATTGTCGAAGTCTGGTGCTCCGTGCTCTTCAAGTAATTCTTTGATTTCTTCGCAAAGCGATTGAACTTGAAATATTTTTTGACTGATCTCACCTTTTGCTGACATTTTTTATTCCTCTTTCTGTAAAAAAAAACTGAGACCTAGCTGGGGATTTGGTGGGGAAATCCTGCTAGGCCTCAGAGGAGGTGTGTTTTAGTACCTTACCTTAAACTTAAAATCATTACTATTAAAATCTTCTACATTGTCTAAAACATCACTTACTGCCTTTCCTTTTGTGATCGTTTCTAGAACCCTAAAGGTTTCTTTCTGAGTATTCGTTAATGCTCTCTTTAGATTAGACAACTTAAAAGATCTGTGCATGACTCGAAGACTAAAGTCACACTTCCATTCATTCTCAAAGTCATCGTTCTCTATTAACTCAATTGCATTCTGGAAGTTCACAAATGCATTGCGTACTTCTTCATGTACTTCACGCATAGTTTTCTTTGATACGCACCATGAATCTGGCATTACTTCTTCTAATCCTATTGCAGATTTATCAAGGTATGCAATCAGCATTGCCATGTCTTCAGGATCTAATATCCCCGCGTCTAGTCCATTCATGAACCTAGTAAGCTCTTCTGCTTTACGCTCTCTATTACTCTGCTCCATATGTTTCTCCATATACTTGATCTCTGTGTGCGTCTCTTGCACTGGCTTCTGTTTGTCGGTTAATTCTGTCACAGTTTGTACACAAAACTTCTTCTGGCTTGCTTACCATGCTTACAAATACTTGTAGCATAGGGCTGTGTATCTCTCCGCACTGCTTGCATCTTTCGTACATTATTCCTCAATCCTATTGTTTTTTTCTTTGTCCTTTTTTTGCATTGTTTCAAACAAAGACTTTAATGCTTCAATCATTCTCAATGAGATCATGGCTAACAAGTTGTGGTGGTACTCTGTTACTCCACCATTAGCCATGACTTTGAACTGATCCATGAGTTCATCGTCTGATAACAAAATGTAAAGTGATTGATCTAAAACCTGTTCGTTAGTAGCCAGTTCGTATTCAGCATTAAACCAATCAAGGACTGCAACTACTACATTCTTGGCATCCATTTGTGCCATAATGAATGCACCTAATGTGATTGGGTGAAGCATTAGTTCTTTCCATCTTTCGGAAGAATCTTCTTCACTCATTCTTAAAAACACATCTTCTATTACTGGGTGCTGGTACACCACGTTACCACCTTGTGGTGTTAAAGATTGTTCCCACATTTTTGTATTCATTACTAACTGAATAGTATCTTTCCCCAAGTTTCCGGATTCTTCTTTACTCATTTACCTGTCCATTTCCATTTGTATCTCAGGCTATTGATTGCGTCTGCTCGTTCTTGTTCTTTTTCATCTTCTTCTTTTGGATGCCACTTCATGATCTCTGCTCTCGCTTTCTTTGCTCTGGCATCTGCTTGTCCAAACATTTCATTTGATCCATCTAATTCATTAGCCCAGCCTCTAATGTATTCGACTGTGTTTTCCCAATCAGTTTTATCAACTGGTAGGTTTAACTCATGCATAGTTTGGGCGGCGGCTAACTCTGCTGTCAGTTCTTCTAATGAATACTGTTCAGTCTTTTTATTGTAGTTATCTTTGGTAAATCTATTGAGCCGTTCCTTGTGACCTGTGCTGTGCATAGCCTCATGTAGTAGTACCTGTGCGTATCCTGTTGGTGAGTGGAAAGTCTCTAAAGGTGGCATAACAATTCGATCTCTTGATGGTTGATAGAATGCTTTGCTACCTGTGTGTTCTAACTTAATCTTATACTTATCAAGGTATGGCTTGAGCCAAGCAGATACTGTACTAACTACTTCAGACTCAGCCACTAGTGGATTATTGAATGATTGATGGTCAAAGCACTCAGGCAATTCTCTCCAAGTAAACTGTTCTACGTTGTAGAGATTCAAGTATCCAAATCTAAATACCTGCTTAGCATTTACTTTCTTTGTAGGCTTTCGGTCATACCACTTATTGTTTGCATCTACCCATGCTGGGAACCACCGATAAAGTTGAGTGCTTTCTGTTCTAGGTTTTAGCATTCCTCCCATTCGTTTACCTCTTGAACTTGTAATCCAGTTAGGACTTAGAAACCCTTGCTCTCTCATTCTGAGTGACAGTAGGAACTCATTCATCAATGAGTAGTTATGCTCGTTATTAAAGTTCATAGGTCTTGTTGGACTAATCACCCATGGCCTGTGCCATGTGTAGATTTGATCACTCCTTATTTCTTCTATTATTTTTGTTGTTACTGTGTGATTATTTAACTCGTTTGTTTTCTTTACCACTCTACCTCCGGAGGGTTTTCTGTTGCCCATTCTTCTAACTCAATATAAATATAATCGCGTACCTCTTTTGGAAACTGATGATTAAGCCACCTCCAGTTCCAGCCATGGTAGACTTTGTGATCTTTATCTACTCCGTCTCTCGTATCTTTCTTTAACCAGTAGTATCCAAACTTCTTGTGGTCGTAGATCTCACCAATAGCAGTAACTTCTATTGTGAATTCCCACTCTGCGTCATAAAGCATTGGTATCTCAAGTGATACCTCTACGATTGAAGTCATTTCCTCAAAGAACCTAGCCATTCTTATTCCTTTCATTCATTGTCTTGTAGTTCTTTGGTTGGTTGGCTCCTTCCAGCTCAAGCAATCGCTCGTCAATCTTTTTAATCTCATGTGCATTTGACTGGCAGATCTGACGCAACTCTTCTCTGTTCTCGCGATAGTCACTTTGAATCTGAAGGTCCATTAATTGAACCTTACGAATCAACTCTTTTTGCTGAGTGATAATGTCACTCAACATTCTTCTCATTTCCATTTCCATTACGTTGACTCCTTTTTTATTCTTTGTTATTATTTTCCTGTTAATGCATTTACTAATGACTGAAGCGGGATCGATCCTCTCAATAGATCCCATACATAAACTGTTGCTAGTGCTATCAATGGACTAAACAATACTCCTAGCCACATTCCGGCTAGAAGATCAGAAATAAAACTAGAGCGATTAGTGATATGACGCTTAGCCACATCACGAACTCTTCCATTTCTTCGAACAATCTTTCCCCTAATCATTCCCAAATCTCCTTTTCATTTCTTTTTTGATTTGTTCTTCTTCTTTACCTAAGTCTTTAAGGAGTCCTTCATATCTATCTTTCTCAATCTGAATCAGATTTCTAACGTGGTCAGGATCTGAGTCATGATTGATATCCCTCTTAAATCTAATCAAACCTGTTTCATCGTCCTCCTCTCTATGTATTTCAGTTTCAGTATATGCATTATCATCCTCTAGATTATGTTGAGATTGTGACTGCTGATGCCAACTACTACCCTCAATCTTTCTTTTGTTGTCGTGATACTCAGTGGTATCGAATGGCGAGTGAAATGTTCTGTCGTGTCGAATACGTTTTGGCATGGTATGTCTCCTTTTCATGCCGCCTCCAATCAACTGACATCCAGCATGTCAACCCCAAAATTGCGTAGGATTTGCCGAGGAGCCACCGCACCGAAAGGCAAAGGCAAGCAATATTTTGGGGTTTACAGCTGGAAGTCAGTTGATAAAAGCGGTGCAGGAAAAGGAGACTACCTGCTCTAAATGTGCACGACATCGACAGACATTTCCTAGACATTTCGATCCACTGAGTACCACGACAACTAAGGTTCCTTACAAACTCATTTGTTTTACTTATCTTATCTTGATACTTACTGTACCTCAATTGCTATTTTAGTTTTAGTCTCAGCGGATTTTGTGACTACTCATCTATAGCCTCAGCGGATTTTGTCTATATGCCACGAGTCTCTAGGGCCTAGGCCTCCTCAGCCCTAACCATTAGGCCCGCCCGCTTACCTCGGCTGCTCTGGATCTCCAGCTTAGAGCCGAGCCGCTAGGCCAAGGGCAAAAAAAACTCCGGGACCACTTGGCCCCGGAGGAGATTGAACTGTTTTGGTGCTAGGCTATGTGCTTAGCAAACGTGGCTCTGATTGTCTCATTGCCCTTGGTCTGAATGGAATGGAACTCGATCTTGGTCCCCTTAGCAATCTTGAGATCCCGGAACTTGAGCGGTCCCTCAGCGATCAGAGTCATGACTGCGAGGCAGAGGGCAGGATCGTAGTTGCTTGGGTAGCAAGACTTCTTGTCCTCAGTGACTGGGGAATGGACAGGTTGGTCGATCACAACAACGCCAAGACGCTCCTGTGAAGGGACCTTCTTGCCCGTGAGGTTGAAAATGCAGGCTGAACCTTTGACTGCGTCAATCTGATCCTTTAGGTCGAGGACATCGATAGTCTCGCCGAAGGGAATCAGAATGACACGTTTCACCGTTTCTGGCTTGGACATGATATTAACCTTTCTAAAAAAATGTGGTGTCCAATCTCGGAGGAACCGCAAGAGGGGAAGCGTCCAGCGTCAACCCAAATCTACGATTTTATCTTGCCCCCGCCCCACTGGACGGAGGGCAATAGAAAATCTTTGTTAGATTTGCGGTTTACGCAGGAGGAAGTCCCCTCTAGCGTCGTTCTGGAGGATTGGATACCTCTCATTTTTTTGATGGAAAGGTTAATAGCATCCTGTCCGTCTAAGCCAGATACGGTCTGAAACGTGAGGAAATACCTGATTCTTCGGCGAGACCAATCGATTTGTCCGTCCTCGACCCAGAAGGTCAGATCAGACCAGTCTCAAAGATTCATGCTACTGCTTTCATCCTCACCAGCAAGAAGTCCCCACAGAGCAACTTGAACTGTGTTGTTGTGATTGACCACCAACTCTCTTCCATATCACTGAGGACACTTCTTGCCTACCTCGCAACTTAACGATCCTGCCCTCGCCTCACGCTCTGACTGATCGTGGGACTGCACATTTCTAGGATCTCATTTGCTAAGGGGGCCGAGACCTGTTCACCATTCAGACCGGCTAATGAGACTATCGCCTCATTGCTCAGCACAGCCTAGCACCACGTCTCACTCATCCTCCGGGGCTGTGGTCCGACTGATTCTTTGCCCTTGGCCGCATTGTAACTGCGTGACCGTTAATACAGCGGCGAACTCTAGGATGGAGATCCTTTTCGCTGACCTCGGTATTTGCGGGCAAGGGCTGATAATGGTTAGGTGTCTGAGGGGGTCTAGGCCCCCCTGTAGTTGATGCAGTTCTGATATATATATCCGGCATCCACGATTTTTAATTAAAAACCCGCTCCTTAGTAAACCCATGAAACCAAGGAACGGGCGACAGATTGGGGCTAGTCCATTTCGAGATTCAGCATAAGTGGTGAGTGAGGTCCCATATCAACGATCTCGATATTGTTATAATAATGCTCCCAAGCATCATCTAAGTCAAGTCCATTATCCTGAAGTTTATCAATAATCATTGAAGTAGAGTAGACTGCAACAGGAGCAAAAGAACCAACAGTAGTAGCGGTTCCTACTAAGCAATCGTCAAATCCACAGATAACGACTGCTTCTGGATTATTATCAGTAAGGTGTTGAAGCACTGATTTCATGGTAGTCCCCCTTAATCTTGATGGTTGATATACTTGATAGGGGATTTAGAGTCAAGAGTATCTATACTTACAACAACTCCTAGAGGTATAGATGTTACGCTACCAAAAGTATGATCTTTAGAAAAAGAGTCTGCTAAGGTGATGTGTTCTTTAGTTTTATGAATAATCCAGCCACAAGAAACACAAAGCATGGGTTCATGTTCTTCTTTGATTTCTGAGATAGAGCCAACCCATTCAGCTTCAGTAGTAATATCTTTCCAAACAATAACTGAAATTTTTTGAGGTAATGGGTCTTTTTTAGAAGGGTTCATTTATCAACCTAGATTGAGTAGATTTACTTGAAGCCTTCTCAAAACCCCCCCTCCCCCCATTTCCTTAAAAAAAGAAAATAGACTAAGTATAGTCAAGGAGGAGGGGAGCAACAGAAGGAGAGATGCCTTGTTATCAACCTGAGTTGAGTGAGTTCACCGTCGCCTTACAGACGAAGACCCCCGAACTTGTCTGAACCCTTTCGGGCCTCAAGAAACAAGATAGGGGGTCTTCTTTCGAAGTCAAGAATTAAAAAGGAACGTCGTCAGTAACGGTTACAGGGGCTTGTCTTTTTTCAGAACAGGTATCAAAGTGGCAAACACCGTCTTTGTTTACCGGAACATTTTTGCCCTTCTTAGTTTTGACCCACCAGATTTCTCCTTGACATGAGCGGCATTTACTGGCTTTTTTATGGGTAGGAACTTCGTAAACCCATTCGCCGTCGGCGTTTTGATACCGTTTGGCAGGTGCTTCATCGCCACCACTGGTTACTTGGCTGACTACACCCTGAGTCTTCAGGGTATCCCGAATCTCCGTAAGGAGACTAACAATCTGTTTCGCTGTTGCTTCATCCATGTGCAACTCCCTTCAACGACAGATTATATACTAAGGTGAATAGGCGAGTCAATAAAAATGGCAGAAAAACAAGATCCAGAAATTGTTCCGCAAAGAACGAACAAAGTTGGAAGTTACCTCATACGAGAAGGGCGAAGAGAAGAAATGGCCAAAGCTATCGCCAACGGTCTTCACTTCGAGGATGCGGCAGAAAAGGCAGGGATTCCTTACGAGGTTGCCCTTTCTGCGAGCCGGAAAGATCCTGAGTTTATGGCATGGTATGACGAATCTAGGAGTAGACCTCGAATAGAAAAAAAGCCTGCAAAAAAGTACAAGCCCAAAACGAGTTTGCAAATCAAAAGTGATTTTGTAAATAAACTAAGTCAAGTTGGTTTGTTTGACAAAATTGCTGTTATGGCAGAAGAAGCGGACCCGGCAACAGAAGAAGGGAAACAAGTGTTAGGTTTCTTTATGAGGTATGTTGTTAAAGACATTCTTCCAAAAGAAACAGCGGCAAAAGTAGAACATACGGAAAAAGCCGCTTACGACACTATGACGGACGCAGAGTTACTAGAAATGCTACAAGACCGCCGCCAGCAAAGATTGGCGTATGATCAAGAAAGAAGTCAAGCAGACGGCCAAAGATCTTCTCATACCCAAAAGTACATAGAACAGGCACAGGAATACTATGAACGAGAAAGTGAATAGAGACCAAATCCTTGAAGAACTTCGGCTAGAAGAAGAACTAGCTCGAAGAAAGGAGTACGACGTATTGGGGCGATTAGCTCCAAATAAACGTCAATGGGACTTTATTAACTGCCATTCTCACGAAACTATGTTTAGTGGACTAAACCAAGCGGGAAAGTCTACGGCTCTTTGCATTAAAGCGGCTTATCATCTCACAGGACTCTACCCCCCAGATTATGTAGGGGTGCGTTTTGATAAGCCCGTGAACTGTGCGATAGGTGGTGAAACAGCACAGTCAACACGAGATTTGTTATGCGATAGACTGTTGGGAGATTCCTTAAACCGTGGGGGCGGTTATCTCCCGGCAGGTACTTTTGATCCTGAAAAAGACGTTAAACGTCTCAGTGGTGGTATTACTAACCAGATTGATTTCTTTCAGGTCAAGCACCACGACAAAAATGGGAACTTTGACGGGTACTCTAAATGCTACGTTTTCTCGTATTCAACAGGCTGGCAACGTCTACAAGGTTATACGCTTCATTGGATTGGGATTGACGAGGAACCGCCGTTCCCAGTTTATGACGAGTTCTCTGCTCGATTAAATGCCACTAATGGATACATGGATATCAGCATGACCCCTCTACAGGGGGAAACTCAACTGTATCTGATGTTTGACGAAAGCACCGATCACGAGGCTCGGTTCTTATTAAACTATGACATTGATGATGCTCAACACATGACAGACGACGACAGAGAGCGTCTAATCAGCAAATACGAAAATCATCCGTTAGCAGAAGCTCGATTGCATGGCCGTCCGGTTCGTGGCCACGGTCTGATTTATAATGTACCAGACGAGTTGCTATACGTTGAGGATTTCCAAGTACCGTCTCATTGGAAGAAAATCATAGGTTTAGATTTTCCTCATAGTGTAGGAAACTTTGCGGCGGCGAAGATGGCCTACGATGAAGACAACGACGTATTATATTTGACAGGAGAATACAAAGAGGATAATAAAGAGAGTTACCATTATGCCCATCGAGCTTTAACAATGGGGGCAGGTCGAATACCTTGTGCATGGCCACATGACGCTGGCAGAAACTTTACTGACGGCTCAACCGTTGCACAGCGGTACAGAGAACTGGGGTTAAATATGCTGAAGGAGTTTTCCCACAGCATCAACCCGGAGGGCAAAAAGACATTTGCAGTCATGCAGGTCATTGAAGAAGTGTGCGACCGTATGGCTACAGGCAGGTTTAAGGTGTTCTTTACCTGTCAAGAGTTCATGAAAGAAAAGCGACGTTACAAGCATGACGCAGGTAAAGTCGCAAAAAGACAAGACGATCACATTATCGACGCTATGCACAAAGCGGTGATGATGCTGAGATTCGCAGAATCTGAGGAACCAAATAAGGCACTCCCGCAAAAGTTGCCAGAGATGGATTTCTTTAACTTTTAAGGAGTTAAAATGCCTAACTATCCGTACGGATTAGGTCGTGGATTTGGACTGCCTTCTGGTTTGCCTTCAACCAGAGCAATGGCAAATGCAGGATTAAGAAGTTCTGGTAATCTTGTTCCAGCACCTATTTCACATTCGCCAGCAGTTATTCGACCTCCAAGAGGTCCGGTGATTGATTCTAGAGGACCAATGCCTGTTGCTCGTGCAGGAGGACGTTCTGTTGGTCCAGCCAGAAGAATGAGACCTTCCATTCCTCAACCAACTATTATTGAGGCAAATTTAGTAAATCGTCCTCTTCTTGGTACTAAATACGCAGGTCGAGCCGTTGGGATTGCGGCTACCATGGAAGTTATGAGGCGTATTGTCGATGAGTTTAGCGAAGGCCCACCGCCTCCAGAAGTAACAACTGTTCGACTTCCAAACTCGTTGGCTGAAAGATATGGACAGCGTATTACCCCTATGGCACCGGGTTCAATTGATTTTGGATACACTCCAAATACAGACGACCGAGCCAAAGATAAAGGCAAGGGTACGATTAAAGACCAAGGCATTAAGCCTAAAGTAAGACACGCTCCCGGACAAAAAGAACCACAAGACGTTGTTCCAGTAGGATCTAAATCTCAGTACGAGATTAATCTTAGAGGTGGAAGCATCTTCCCTCTTGATGTCACTATTGGAAAACTTGCTAAGTTCCCAGTTACCGTTACAGGAAAACTACTCAAAGTTGGCGGCTCATTGCTGACCGAGGAATAAAATGCACAGACCTCCAGTCCAAGAACTGATTCACAGGTTTGACTACCTAAAGAAGCGACGTTTTAACTTTGAAAAAGCGTGGCAAGATATCAGTGATTTGATGATGCCGTATCGTGGTGACATTACTACGAAACGCTCTACAGGATCACGAAGAGTCAAAGGTGTCTTCGATACTACTGCTATGAATGCGGCAGACTCTTTTGTGAACTTCATTAAAGGAGCCATCATTCCTTCTGGTAATGATTGGGTGCGTCTTCACGCTAAAGCTCCCTACACTGATGTAATTCAAGTCAGACAGGTTTTAGATCTTGTTGCTGATAGAGTCTTAACAGAACTTTCAAACTCTAACTTTTACAAAGAAGCCAGTGGGTTTTTGCGTGATTTTGCAGTGTTAGGGAATGGAACATTACACGTTCGTGAGGGCAAGCCCAAGTTTGGATCTAAAGGTCAGACCTTTGGAGGCTTGGTTTTTGAGGCTGTTCCTATTGGCCGTATGTGGTTTATGGTTGGTAACGAAGGTCGTCCAGACTTTCTTGTTCGCCAAATAACCATGACGGCAGTTGATGCTATGCGTTTCTTTGATGGCAATGCCGGAGGAGATGCGGAGTATCATATCAATGCAGGCAACCCTATGGAGGAATGTAACTTCCTTCATTTTGTTTACGAAAATGAAGACTTCCTCCCTCACGGCGTTCCTACTCCAGATAATAGAAAGTACGCCAGCATCTACGTTTCTGGTTACGGTGATTTCGTAACTGGTACAGGTTCTATGTCAGAGCCAGCCATTGTTAAAGTTGGTGGTTTTGATCACTGCCCTTACATTGTGGCACGTTGGATGGTGGTGGATGGGGAAGAGTACGGCAGAGGCAAGGGCCATTTGGCTCGTGCTGATGCTATGGGAATCAATGAACTACGCCGTCAGATTTTGATTGCGGCAGGTAAAGATCTCAATCCTCCCCTTATGGTGGAACATGATACAGTTGTTGAGTTGGATATTACTCCTAACGGCCTTATGGTTACTCGGCCCCCCGTCAAAATGGGACCGCAGTACCTCAAGTCGGACACGAACTACCAAGTCGCAGACCTCATTGCGAGGCAAGACAGAGACCAAATCAAGAAAGCGTTTTTAGGAGACATTCTTGATGACCCAGAGACGCAACCAAGAAGTGCTGAAGAAAGTCGTCAAAGACAAACTCGTGCATTAAGCAGACTGGCGGCTTCGGCAGATACAGTAAACTATGAGTTTCTTGATCCCATGATTCAAAGTTGTATTGACATTATGTATCGTGGAGGAATGTTGCCGGAGTTGGACATGCTCCAAGAAATGGCTCCTGATGCAGAGTTTGAAATTGTGTATCAGTCTCCATTCTTTACTTCCCAAAAAGCTAGTGGCATGAATCGTGTCAGTGCTTTCTTGGAAAGACGAATGGCTTTGTATCAAGCTACACAGTCTCAAGCATACATTGATGATTTGAATCCTGACGCGATCTCTGCATACGATGCAAAGGTTAGCGATATCCCTGCTTCGATTCTTAGAACGCCGGAAGAAGTAGGAGCGATTAGGCAAGCACGAGCACAAGAAGAAGCCATGCAAATGCAAATGATGCAAATGCAACAAATGGCTCAAATGCAACAACAGCAACAAAGCGAAGAAATTTAATGATAAATATGCCAATGAATTTTAGTCAAACCTCTGGCGGTGGCGGTGGCTATCGAAGCGAAAGTGGTTTTTCTAGCTTTGGAGACGTTGCTAAAAGACAACTTGAAAAAGAGTACAAAAAGAAGAAAGTTAAAAAACTCGTAGCAGAAGCACAAGCAAATCATTATCGAGGGGCGGGTGATTTGCTTAATAGGATTAGGTTTGGTATGTCTTTGACTGACGCACAAATTGCACAACACAATGTTGCTACAGGTCAGAATCCTCGAACTACTAGACCTAATTTTACAGATATGCTTGGATTCAAATACGCTAAAAATTTAGGAGTTCTTTGATGAGAAATCAAACAGGAATAAATGCAATTGAGGAGCTTTATGGAGTTCCATCACATAAAAAGTTTATTGACTTAAGACCTAAACCAAAACCAACACAGTTAAAGCAAGGTGGTTGGCGACGGAAAAGACAGCCTAGAGCAGGTACAGGGACCCATGAAACAGCAAAAATGGCTTACGACTTTATGGAGCCGGGATATGTTCATGCCGCTAGGACTGGAACAATCCCAGAGTCAATCTTTGGCAAGGCAATGCTTGGCGTAGAAACAACACTTGATCTTGCTCCCGGTCTTGGCAAAGTCGTTTCAGCGGCAATACCCTTTGGATTGATGAGAAAAGTAGATCCTGTCGAAATCCAAAGAAAAACTATTAACATAGGTGAACAAATAAGCAATACCGACATTTTTGATGTACCTACTCTTGAAAAGTATATGCCTGAACAGTTGGCTATGTCTATGCATAGACTGCCTCCAGTTCAACAACAAAAAGATATGCTTGAAACTACTAACCTATTAGATCTTATTCAGGGGGCTACTAAAAAAGAAACTAAAAAATGGCGTGAGAGTGTAAAAAGTTTGCCAGCCAGCCAGAGGGTGGGATTCCCAATCCATAACATTGACACAATGTATCCAGCAGGTAGTGACACAGGAGCCATTCTCGCCGATCAAATAGGATCAGCTCAGAATATGGATGATTTAGCGTTTAACCCTAACCTCCCTTTGTTTCAAGCAACTGCAAGAGCACAAGGAAACATTGAAACAGCCTCAAAACGCATTATTGAAAAACTTGGAAGTGGTGAAATAGAAAGAACTGTAGGCCACAAACAAAAAGCAAAACTTCTTAAAGATTACATTGCCGCAGAAGCCGACCGACAAGCACATCTAAAAGCATTTCCACAGGTTCAAAATAAAAGAAAAGAAATCTTTAGAGAGTCTAAAACCGAAGCAATGCGTCTTGGTGATAAATACGAAGCAGATGAAGTAACCCGCTTGTACGAAGAACACGCTTTTGGAAAAGGTCATGGAGACGAGTCTGCTAAATATTTTCTTCCAGAGTTTCAAGCACAAGCGGCAAATGACGCAAAGCATTATCGTGCTGAAGAGTTCATGGAACAAATCAATGCACGAACAGAAGCAAAAGCAATAGAAACAGTTAAACGTAGCATTCCCGCTCAAACAAAAGAGATCAAGAATCAAATTCAAGAAACAGGAACCTACGATCCTAAAAACCGAATGCAAAGAGGTTTTGGAGAAGACGCTGAAGCACTTAGACAAATGCAAAAGAATCTTCAGTCGTACAATCCAATGAATATGAGAATTAGAAGTGTCTAAAAAAAGAGATAATCAAGTAGTTAATGAGTTCATTTTTGGAATGGGATCACAGACTCCTCCAAAAAGTTTTGTTGATTTACGCTCTAATAAACCTGCGGCTCCTAATGCAACCATTGGGCCAAGACCTTCTCCATCCATGAGAAGCCAACAAAGAAGACAAGCACATTTAACAGGTAACTATCCCAACCCTTTGATTGAACCTCGTGGAATTAATCAACTTGGTGCAACTCCTCGTAGGGGCGACTTTCCTGCGGGGACGGCTGAAGATGTAAAAGATTTTACTAAAAATGCAGTTGGATTCTACTACGGAGAAACACCGCAGGAAGTTGCAACAGGTCTTGCATTTGAAGCGGTTATTCCAATAGTAGGTGGTGCTTTATGGAAAACAGGAAAAGGCATTTATGGTGCTGGCAAATCAATAAGGCAAGCGTACCAATACGCAGACTCAATGGTTCCGGGCAATAGACCGCCTAGACCGCCTAGACCAAAAACTCCTACTGCACCTGTTAACCCAGCAGACGTTGAAGGTAGACGCAATGTTCTAAAAGGTGGTCTTGTTGTTGCCGCAGGTGGAGCCGCCGCCGCTTCAAAAAACGTAGAAGAAGCGGTTAATTTTGGACAGCAAGTTTTAAGAGGACTTAAAGGACAAGGCAGAAGAGTTTTGCCTGAAGGTTTTTTACAGGGTTTTGGAAAATATAACTACCAAAATTTGAGCAAGCGTTTTGGAAAAGAAATGAAAAAGATGACTGATGACTTTAGCCCAGAGTTTGATCCAAATGATTTTGGTGGCATAGGATACGTTCGAGAAGAAGCGGCTAACTTTGTGCTAGATGACATGATTCAAGGTGTTGTATCTCGTACTATTCCTACGCTTCCCCAAAGAGCAAAAAAACTGTTAGGATTAGGCAAGGATGCAAAACATCCATTTGTTATGTCTGATATTGAAGAGGGCATAGAAAAGGCGATGTTGAAAAATGTGCATCGCTCAGGGGATTCTAAAGTCCAACCACTTTTTAATATGACTTCACATATAGATAGCATGGTTGGTCGAGAAAAAAATGAACTTCTTGCCGCAAATGCAAGGTATAGAAAAAGAATACAACAACATATTGATTCTCAGTTTGAAAAACCCCTCACTGATATGACTCCAGAACAAAGTAAAAAGTATATAGAAAAACAAATAAAGTCTTTACAATCGTCCATCACAAGAAATGAACAACTTTTGAACTCTATTGACAGAGCACCAACAGATCTTATTACTGAAAAACAAGTTCGAGGAATTTTACAAGAACGAATGATGCAGAATGTCTTAGGTGAAATAAAACACAAGCTAGGTAATTGGAAAGGGAAAGATAAAAAAGAATATCTCAAAAAGTTTCAGGAAGAAATAAAAAAAAGGCTAGATGACTTTGACTACATTAACACTGTAAAAAGGCAACGTGGTAAATACGCA